AATGTCAAAGTGTGTTGTATTATGTGCCCAAGATACGGGTGTACTATATTTCCAAGCAAGATCTGTTGTGCTTCCTGAATAATATAACTTAGATATTGTACGACTATCTGCAGTGTCTGTGATTGCTGCAATATGATATCTTGAATCTGTATTAGGATTATGCAATGATCCACCACGAGATGTAAATGTTTGTCTTGCTGGGAATGGAAGAGTAAACTGATATTGTCCAGTTCCTAAGTTTGTGTACCCATTAAAATCAACGTTAATGCAGTAAAATATAATATTTCCTACTCTATTGTAGTTTCCTGTATATGTGTGTCCCGCCAAAGTTCCTGTTGAATCTGTAAATTGAGCATTCCATGATCCATTAATAACTACTTGTTGACCTGTTGTTGTATATGAAAATGGCATTATCGCTCTAAAATCATAACTGCAGCTGTTGAAGTTCCAACTGCATAAACTTTATCATCCGCACCAAGATCTGCACTCCATATTTGTCCTGCGGTAAGTTTAATCCCGTAGTTAGATGTAGTTACTGATTCATTACCAATGTAAAGTGATGCAGATACATCTGTGTTTTGTACAGATATAGTATTTGGTGTATCAATCATATCATCAATAGTAAGTTCTTGAGCTGTTCCGTTTAAAGTTAAATTTCTAGTACGTAGCATTATATTCTCCTAGTGGGGTTTACCCGTAATAACATTATACACCTATATAAACACAAAACCCAATCAGAGGCGGATCCGATTGGGTTTATGTAGTATATTACTATACGTTATATAGGGAGACATTGCTGCCTCAACCTACGTACTTTAATTGTAATATAGAGTCTTTTATATGTCAAGCATTTTAGTCAACTTGTTCTTCAGATGGAACAAATGCGGGGGATGGACCAAGAAGAAATCCTTGCTCATGATATTCAATCATCTTAGCTGTCTTCTCAGGATCTACTTTATTTGCCATAATTGTTAGCATATCATAAATACGGTGAAGCATTATATAATTCACCATAGGTAGGTTATCTTCTAATGATTGAGATTCTTTTTCTTCCATTATGGCCTCCCCATATCATTCCAAAATATTTCCCGCCCAATTGCGTCTTTATCTATAATAGAATTTGATTCAAACTCATATGAGGAAAAGGTCTCTTCATCCGCCGCACTGAAATTCGCACTATTTTGCGGAATCACTTTAACATGAAAGAAATTGTTTTCTTCTTCACAGAAGCATTTACCGTTATTGCAATCATCCAGCATTTTCTACCGCCTTCATAATATCATCGTAATCTTTTGTCCCAATGACTTTCTTATATTCACAGGATAGGCAATATAAAAATACTTGATCTTCCTGATTTTGATTAGGCAAAAGAGGACCTTGATCCATTGGACATTTAAGTCGTGGAACAAGGCCCTCTTCCGATAAGGCTATGTACTTAGATACGTATTGTATCTGCATCTATCCTACTTCTTTGCATCAGTTGGGAATTGCATAAGCCATTCCTTAGCCTTTGGGGTCATACCCTTCCAGCTTGACCAATCTGAGCCGCCATTAGTCATATAGTACGTTATCTCTGCGTTAGTTACTGGGTCGAATAACTCTTTGTTACTCTTTAGATTGAATTTCTCAAGTCTTGCAGGACCAAGATTTCCAATCATATTTATCTGGAATATTCCATAGGAACTATCTCCAGTACTTCTATCCCCGTTATATGCAAGCGGTCTTCCGTTAGATTCACGCTTTGCTATTGACCAAGCTTTCTTAAGACTTGATCCTTCGAATCCTACAGCCTTGAGTAGTAAAACTAACTCTTTGTCTGTAAGCATCTCAGATGGCTTGTAAATCTCTTTACTAAAACTATCTAAGACTTCTTGCTTTAGTTGGGCTTCAGTTTTCACTAAAGGTTTTACTATTAAGGCGTTTGCTGGCTGTACAGGAAACAAAAATAATGTTATCATTACTATTGTAACTATGTTATGAGCCAGATCACTCACCTGTTGTTTTATTTTCTCCATTGGCATTTCCTCCTCTAGAGATAACGAACTATAATCATAACATTGATAGGATAAGCCTGTCAAGCCAGTCAACCAGAAAGAAAACATGAATATATCTTATTATACTATTCAGTCAGGGCTTAACCCCGCAGTTGGCTACGGGTACGCTGGAAAAAATATTGTTAAGTCTTTAAATAATTTAGAATATAAAATATCTTTTGCTGACCCTAAAGCTACTATTCAATTAAACTTTACTCAGCCACAACATTTTAAGCTACACAGAAATCAATATCAAATCGCATACACTCCATGGGAATCAACAGAGATGAGATCAGATTGGGTAGAAAGATTTAATGCATGTGATGAAGTTTGGACTACATCTGACTGGTGTGCTAAAGTATTTAAAGAAAATGGAATAGTTAAACCAATATATGTTTACCCACATGGCATAGAAAGTATTTGGACGCCAAAGAAAAGATTTATTCAAGAGGGGGAACCAATAAAATTTTTGCATGTTGGAGAACCTTCTCCAAGAAAAGATGCACAATTAGTAGTAGATACCTTCATTAAGTTATTTGGAAACAATTCAGATTATCATTTAACAATTAAAGCACATAAGTTTAATACAACTAGAGTTTATGATCATGAAGGTAGTATTATTGGGCTTCCCCACGAACTATATAGGAATATAGATTTAATTGAGGATGAACTTAGTGAAACAGAACTTGTTAAGTTATATCACGATCATCATGTTTTAGTTTACCCAACATGGGGGGAGGGATTTGGATTTATACCATTGCAGGGATTAGCAACAGGAATGCCTACTATATCAACATATGATTGGTCTCATTATATGAAATACATGGGCCCTCTTAAATTAAAGTCTAAACTTACAGATGAGGTTATGCCAAAATTTATATCTGATGGACACATTGGTAAAATGTTTAAGCCAGATGCAAAACATTTAGAAGAATTAATGTTAGATGCAGCAAGTAATTACAATGCTTACTCTGGTTATTATTTTGCACAATCAAATAAAGTACATGAAGATTATAATTGGGATCAGTTGACTAAGAAAGCTTTTGAAAGATTGTCTGAAAAATTTTTTTAGCCCTTCCCCTTTTAATAGTTGTTTGGTAGAATAGGATCTTCACACTAAATTTAAATTAACCGCCAGGCGGAGAAATAGGTATTATAAATGTCTAAGACTATTGCAAACCCATACGAAAATTTTATTGCGTTATCACGTTACGCTAGATGGATTCCAGAAGAGAACCGTCGTGAAACGTGGGGTGAGACAGTAGATAGATATTTTGATTTTATGTTAAATCATTTAAAAGAAAACTATAAATATGTTCCAGATGAAAAGCTTGTAGCGGAACTAAAAAATGGTGTATTTGAAAGAAATGTCATGCCGTCTATGCGCTCTGTTATGACTTCAGGAGCTGCATTAGACAGAGATAATGTTGCTGGATACAATTGTTCATTTGTACCAGTTGATTCACCTCGCTCATTTGATGAGACTATGTATATCCTTATGTGTGGAACAGGTGTAGGATTTTCTGTTGAATACAAGTATGTTAATAAACTTCCTGCCGTCCCAGAAACATTTGAAAAGTCTACAACTGTAATAAGCGTAGAAGATTCTAAGCAAGGTTGGGCTAAAGCTTATCGTGAACTCCTTGCATTACTTTGGACTGGACAGATTCCAGCAGTTGATGTTTCTAAGGTGCGTCCAGCAGGAGCAAGACTTAAGACAATGGGTGGAAGGTCTTCTGGACCACAGCCACTTGTAAATCTTTTTGATTTTACTATTGCAAAATTTAAGAATGCAGCAGGACGTCAATTAAAACCAATTGAAGCTCATGACATTATGTGCAAGATTGGTGAAGTTGTAGTTGTAGGAGGAGTTCGTCGTTCAGCAATGATTTCTCTTTCAAATATTAATGACATTGAAATGGCTGCAGCAAAGTCAGGTAACTGGTGGGAGAACAACACGCAACGTGCTTTGTCAAATAATTCTGTTGCGTATTCACGCAAGCCAGACATGGAGCAATTTATTGCAGAATGGAAATCTTTGTATGATTCAAAATCGGGAGAACGAGGTATATACAATGTGGCCGCAGCTCAAACCCAAGCAGCCAAGTATGGAAAAAGAGATCCAGATATACACTACGGAACTAACCCGTGTTCAGAAATTATTTTACGTCCTTATCAGTTTTGCAACCTTTCAGAAGTCGTATTACGTGAAAATGATACAAAGAAAGATATTGAACGCAAGGTAGAACTAGCAACCATTCTTGGCACATGGCAGTCTACGCTTACAGACTTTAAGTATCTTCGTAAAATTTGGAAAGATAATACAGAGGAAGAACGTTTATTGGGTGTTTCTTTAACTGGACAATTCGGACATAAGTTTATGTCAGGTAAAGAAGATCTTGTTTCATTAGAGGCATTCTTAATGACTCTTAGAGAGTCAGCAAGAGCAAAGAATAAAGATGAGGCTGGGAAAATTGGGATTCCAGAGTCTGCTGCTATTACATGTGTAAAGCCATCAGGAACAGTGTCCCAATTGGTTGGGGTATCTTCAGGAATGCATGCTTGGCATTCTCCATATTACATTCGTACAGTTCGTGGTTCAAAAGGAGATCCAATTTCTACCTTTCTTAAAGAAGTCGGCATTCCTGTAGAAGATGATGTAATGAAGCCAGCAGATACATACGTATTTTCATTTCCTGTAAAGGCACCAGAAGGTGCAATTGTTAGAAATGATTTAACTGCTATTGAGCACCTAAACATTTGGTTAGTTTATCAACGTGCATGGTGTGAGCACAAGCCTTCAATTACAGTTTCTGTAAAGGAAGATGAATGGATGGAAGTAGGAGCTTGGGTATACAAGCATTTTGATGAGGTATCTGGTATTTCATTCCTTCCTCATTCAGATCACTCATATAAGCAGGCGCCTTATCAAGAAGTTACAAAAGAAGAGTATGATGAATTAGTTTCTAAGATGCCAGAAAGCATTCGTTGGGAAGATTTGTCATTTTATGAAACAGAAGATGGAACTTCTACAAATGCTACGCTTGCCTGTAGCTCAGATGGAAATTGCGAACTTGTGGATATTTCTTCTTAATGGTAGAATTATAGTATTCGGTTAACACCGAAAATTCATGGGCATCCCGCCCACGAGGAGATGACAAAATGGCTAAATTTGATAAAGCCGATTTAAACAAGGATGGAATGGTAACAATGACAGAACAAATCTTAGCAGCTCTTGGAACATATGCTCGTGCATTTCTTTCAGCAGCAATTGCTTTGTACATGACTGGAAACACAAGTCCAAGAGACCTTCTAATGGGTGGATTCGCAGCAATAGCACCAGTAATTTTGAAGGCTTTAAGTCCAAGTAATAAAGAATTTGGATTTACTAACAAGTAATTTAATAATTACAGTTAGGATAACTCCTGTGCTAAAATAAGCATAGGAGTTTTCCTATTTAGGAGTACTAGCAAATGGCAGGACAAAAGAATTTTGAAGTGGATCAAAATGCCACTTTTACATTTATTGTTGAATATAAAGACAATAATGGATTGCCCATTGACTTAACAGGTTCATCAGCAAAATTGCAAGTCCGTGATACAAAAGGCGGAACTAAATTAGCATTTAGCTTAACATCTCCATCAGGTGGAATTGTAATAACACCATTACTTGGTAAGTTAACAATTAAGATGACTCCTACACAAACTAACAAGCTGTTCTATCCAAAATCATCATATGACATTATGTTAACAGATTCAAATTCAAACAAAATTAAATTGGTAGAAGGATTTTTAACACTTAGCAGATCGGTGACAATTTAATGACAGAAACAGTAGTAGTTACAGAAATTGTTAACGATGTATTAATTAGCTCTCCTGGCCCACAAGGACAAAGAGGAAGAACTATTCTTAATGGAATAGGTTCTCCAGCAGAAAACCTTGGACTTGAGGGAGATTTTTATTATGATAAAGATACAACAAGAATATATGGTCCAAAATTAATAGATTCAAGTTGGGATGGCTCTTATAACTATCTTTTAAAAAATCCTTCATTTTATCAAACTTCCTGGCAAACTTCTAATTTGTCTGGACCAACAAATGGAATTTATTCAATACAAATACAACATGATTTAGGATATAATCCCAATGTAACAGTAAAATCTAGCGTTGGAGATATATTAGAAACAGGAATAATATA